GGGCTACCCGAAACAGTGGACAGACTTAAATGCCTCGGAAATTCGATTGTCCCTCAAATCGCGGAACTGATTTTTAATCTGCCAGCGTTTGATGAATGGAGAAAGGAGGCTACACGATGAGTGACGCAAAAACCAAGACAGAATTTGACGCCATGGCCTGGATTAGAGAGGTTTTGCCATACTTGGAATATTTTGCAGATCGGGGCAAGGGAATACACTCGGCATTTTATAAGCATCTCGACGCCCTGATCGCACGGGCAAAGCCGGAGGAGGTAAGGGAATGAGTAAAGTATCCAGGGAGGAGCGCGGTTGGGCGGGTCATTTATGTGTAGCTGATGGCTGTAGGTTTAGAAGAAATACCTTACTGTGGAGTGGCGAGACATACGTCGTAGTGTCAACCGTAGGAAATTATTGTTATCAGGGGAAGCCGGATGAAATAGGGTGTAACCGCTATTACGAAACGATGGTGTTCTTTAGCAAGGATGACGATGCGCTTTACCACGATGCTGACGTAATCAAGGAAATCAGCTTTAACTCGCCATGGGCTATCGACCACATCAGCGAGCAGTCAGATAAAGAGGCAAATTATATGCACGATATGGTAGTGCTTGAGATTATGCAAAAGATGGAGAGTGGCGAATTGGTCAAGCCAGAGGGTGAGTGTGCGGCCGGATTAAGGAACGGAGGATGAATAGTGTCAGTGTGTAAGGAGCCGTCGAGTACTGATAATATTGGTCCGTCATGGCTGCTCTTGTCATCAGTTAAAATAGGTCTCAGCGAAAGTAATGGGAGACCTAGGAGGAAGTGTAGGTACATAATTGAAACAAAACATTATCGTCAAGAATACAGGGACCTGGACGAGTTGTGCGATAAGGAAGGTCTTACAATAGCGCAAGTCCGTAGTCATCTGTATCGAAGACGAAAAGGACTAGACACGTATACTGTATCTGATTCAGGGGAGATTGTTAGGATCTATGAGTAAGGCAGCACGGAAGAGGTCAAATAAAAAAGAGATAGTAATAAATCCAAAATGGGATTTGTTTATCGAAAAGTATACAGAGAGAGACTTCAAGGATGCTGCTGGGGCTTACGAAGAAGCGTTCGGGTGCTCCCGGGATTCTGCCTATGTGGGGTATAAGCGATTATTACGCTCACAAAAGTTTCAGGAGCATTTTGCCGAAAAAATATCATCGTCTATCGGTGATTCTATTTTTGGTATCGATCTCAGAATTGTAAAAATGTATGTAACGCGAGCATTTTATGACATTGCAGACATCCTTGATGCACGGGGAGATCTCGTTGCGCCGCTTAGTGAGCTCAGCAAAAAAGGCCTTTCGTGCGTGATAGTGGATATAGACAAACGCATAGATAGGGACGGAAATGAACACATAGTATACAAGCTCGCCGACCGAGATAAGGCTCTTCTCATGCTGAAAGATTACATGGAGATCGTTAACCGGGTTAAGCCGCAAAAGCAGGACGATCCCGGAAGTGGTGGTGGACCGTCAGCACGAGTGTACGTCGTGCAACGGAGGACGGTCGAAGAATGGAGAGCATATTACGAGACGGATCTATCTGGCTACCACAACCAAGACAGGGAGACGCCATCAGCAATCCCGCTTTCGAGCTCTTCTTTGGAGGAGCCAAGGGAGGAGGAAAATCTGATTTCATTCTAGGTGACTTCCTCTATGATTGGGAGGAGTGGGGAGTAGCGTGGAGGGGGATCCTTTTTCGCAGAGAATACAAAGAACTTGAAGAAATAATACATCGGAGCCATGAGATCTACGGGAAGATTCCCGGGGCATACTATAAGGGCGGTGATCAGAGGACCTGGTATCTTCCGGCCCCCTATGCAAAATACCCTGGTTACGCAACATTGCGCCTGAGAAACTTGAGGAATATGGCGGATGTTGGCGAGTATAACGGCCACCAGTATCCGTGGATCGGATTCGATGAGCTCACAGAGCACCCAACAGGCGGCCCCTACGAATTTATGATTGGTTGTTGCCGCTCCGCATACGGAGCGCCTTGCCGTATCAGATCAACAGGCAACCCTGGCCGGCCCGGTCATGGATGGGTCAAAGCCAGGTTTGTAGACGTAGCCCATCCGTTTGAGCTTTATACCGATCCAGAGACGGGACTTACCCGTTGTTTTATCCCATCCAGGCTAGAGGATAACAAAATACTTATCGCCAATGATCCAGATTACGAGCGGCGCCTCCTTCATTTTGAGCCGCACCTGCGTAAGGCTTTAAGATACGGAGATTGGTCAGTAGTAATCGGCCAGGTCCTCTCCGAATTCTCATCATACAAGCACGTTATTCGTCAGGCCCCGCTTGATCAGTCATGGTACAAGTTTGCTGCTCTTGATTGGGGGTTCGCGAAACCTTTCGCTGTCTTGTGGTTCGCGGTTGACGGCCAGGGTCGGGTGATCCTTTATCGCGAGTGGTACGGCTCTAGCGGGGATAAGGACGAAGGTATCAGGCTTGGATCCAAGGCTCTGGCAAAAAAAGCCTGGGATATGTCTGTAGCCGAAGGGGTAACGACAATGGTTGCAGACCCATCGATTTGGCAGCACAAGGACGAGGGAGCAACGATAGCAGAGTATTTTGAGGAGGTAGGCTGGACGATGGTAAAGGGAGAGAACGATAGAATAATAGGGCTTCAGAAGGTCCATGAATATTTACAAGGTCTGGGTATGGATGGCCGTCCCATGTTTCTGGTCATGGAAAACTGCCATCACTGGATCAGAACAGTTCCATACTTATGTGCCGACCCATCCGACCCCGAAGATATAAATACCGACATGGAGGATCATGCATACGACGCCACGCGGTATGCGCTTATGAGCGAGTTTACGAAGAAGCCCCACTTACTTCGACGTAAACAAACACTTCATCCTATCAAACGAAAGCCTCATTACGACCCGATGACGTATGGGATACGTTAAGGATTTAAAATTCAGGGGTTCTGTGCCATTCGCTATCTATACAAATCGCGAACCCCAACTTCTGCATGTGGGCCAGGATACGCGAGGCGTGGCGGTTTGAGATTTTGTATTTTCGGGCAATCTCGCCCCTCGTATGCCAGCCGACCGACAGGAGTTTTTTTATTTCCTCCCATCGGTCGATAGCCTCAAACCCCTTGGTCTTCTTCGCCATTTTAAGCTATCCCCTCGGCGCTGGCTTGAGGCAAGGAATTGACCCCTTACGATAGTAGACCCGTCCAAATGTCGCTGCGGGGCCTTTTGCGGTATAGATCACCATGATACCTTTCCACCCAAGGTCGGCGTCGCTGGGGTTACGCTCCCATTGCTCGACTACCATGTGGAGGGCAAACGGTGAGTCGCTATGGTCGTCAAACAGCAGTTCGTAGGCGTCGCGCTTGCCCTGGGCCATCCATGGCCCCCGCGTAATGACTACTTCCGAGGCTGTCACCATATCTTTTACCCATTCCTCTTGCGATGGGGGAATAAGCAATCGATACGCGCCAGCGTTAATGCTCATGTAGGCGTAGCCGGCCATGGCATTTGGCGTATCCCAATAGTTTGTGGACACAATCCGTTGCCCGTCGTTCTCGATTTTTATAAGTGTCATTGCGGGGTCTTCCTTGGTCGCCCGCCCTTCTTGCCGTTTTCTCGGGCCGCTTCGGATTTGGCCTTGGATTTAACTGAGCCGCCGAGACTGCCGAGCTGAGCGGCCCCCAAAGCTACAGGCTCAACTCGGATATTAAGTCTCCCGGAAGCCCCGCTACTGGCTTCTATGCCAAGAGAAAGTAGGCGTTGTTCGAGTGACAGCGCCTCCATTTCGGGGATTCTTATTTGTTTGGCGGTATATGTTACCATTGCTTCAGGGCCATAAATCGCCCCTTTTGAGTCGGTAAACGGATTTGATATATCGTCCGGACCGAGATTGTAAGTCTTGACTAAATCGTCCCATTCGTCGGCTGTGATCGCACGCCCTAGGGGAACCTTGAACCCGCCACGTGGTACGCAATCGTACAAATAATATTCATGATCAAAAGTAAGCCGCATATATTCGGGGCTCATTTTCGCTTTGTATTCTCGTGGCTCTTGTCCACGCGATAGCAAATGCCACTTGTCGCCATCGCGGATGACGACTTTGCCGGGATAGTGCGGGTCGAACACGATCTCATCTACAATCCATCTGCCCATCTTATCTTTATCCATAATCTCCCCCTTGTTAAAAATCAACCTTGTTCACGCGCTTGTTATACCGGGGCTTGTTCCCGATTTTGTTCCAACCGTAGCGCTCCCCAAAGTCTTTATACACATTAGTTTCCCAGTCAAAGCCGCGCGCAAAAGCAAAAGCGGCTTCTTTGCTGGAGAACTTTCTGGATTCCTCGTGGTCGATAAAATCGACATCAACTCGATAAATCATGTTTTTCATAATTTTTCCTCCTTCCCCTTCGTCTGAGTATAGTATAAACCCAACCGCTTGGGTTGTCAAGAGGAAAAAAGAAAAAAATGAATTATTTTTTGAGTTAGAAATGTTTCGATCCATGCTGCTACAAAAGTATTGAACAAAACTCTATATTGTGCGATTTGTCGTATCGACAGGTCCAACACCACAACCTGTATCCGAACAGTTCCGTGAGGGCTCCTGCACCACGGCGGGAGCCCAAGTCGGGCAGGAGGAGAGATGGACGAGAAAAAGAAAAAACAACCTGCCGGCGATAAATCCTACATCGAGGAGATAGCAAAAGACCGACCGCTGGCAGAGGAGTCTGATTTGGAGGGGTTCCGGCGACGCGGTGATACTTATCTTACCGAGGAGGATTTGCAAAACGAGCAGTCCACCGGACGAGAGGCCGCGGGACTCACCAGGGAGGAGGCTATCAAAGCCATCGCCAGGTCAGAGGGTATACAGTACCCCGAGGGCGATCTTGAGGAACTCTATAAGAGGATCCGGGAGAAAAAGAAAAAAAAGTCCATGCCATATGAACCGATGATCGATAGGCCAGGGATATGACGGGATCTACTGAAGCCAGGGGCGACAAAGAACTTATAGGCGAGCTCGACAAACTCTACACAGCCCTACAGCAGGATCGCAAACCGTTTGAGAGCGTGTGGAGCGAGGTCACTGATATGTTTTACTCCAAGCGCAACATATACCGCCCAAATAACGATACGCAGGACCGAAAGCCAACCCATAGGTATTCCTCAAGGGCAAAGCGAGCTCTCGCTATCGCCTCAAGGGGGTTCCAGGGGTATACCGCAGACCGCCGGTCAGACTGGCTTCAGCTCCAGTTTGAGGATCACACTCTCATGGGGATGTACGGGGTCCAGGACTGGCTTGAGGTGTCTCAGCGTATACTCCTGGCTCATTTTTCCAGGTCTGGATTCTATGAAAAACTGGCCGAAATGATCCCCGACGCAATGAGTATGGGGACAGGGGCGATCTACTCCGAGGAGGATGTTGAGCGCCATAAAATTGTCTTCCGATGCCGGCACCCAAGGGCAATATACATATCCGAGAACTCATTCGAGGAGGTCAAAATTGTTATAGACGAGGAGTATATGTCGTACCGCTCGCTAAAGGATCGGTTCGGCGAACTCCTGCATAACAACATGCTCGAGCGAGAGAAAACTACCCCATTCGCCAGCACTACGATACTGCATATAACTATGCCGTTCGATGGTCGTTTCGCAAAATACGCATCCGGGCCCAGGTCTAAGGCGATGCAATTTATCTCAATTTGGTATGACAAAGATAACTCACACATCATCGACGTGGGGGGATATTTTGAGTTCCCTTATGCCATTTGGCGCTATGATAAGTCTGACGGGGAGGCGTACGGATATTGCCCTGGATTCGATGTTATCGACGACGTATACATGGCAAATCAAATGTCCAGGACCAGGATCCAGCTTGGTAACCTAATCGCAGACCCGCCGATGATAGTGGATGAGGAGCTCGAGGGCTCTGATTTTATCGTCCCGGGGTATCACGCATACAGGACAAAGAAAGACTCGACTATGGATCCGGTGGCCCTCGGAGCCAACTACCCCATCGCTACCGACAACGAGGACCGAATCGAGGCCGCGATAGACGCCCATTTTAACGTCCCGGTGTATCAGATGCTCCAGCAGCTTGAGGCAAGGAACAAAACAGCTACTGAGGTTATTGAGATTGCTGGAGAGCGGGTCGCGGTACTAGGTCCTACGGTAGGACAGTTTGAACTCGAGGCCCTCCAGCCCCTCGTGCGCAGATCATTTAATTTGCTGCGTCGAGCTGGTTTGATCCCCCCTCCCCCACAGGCGGTCATGGAGGCAATCCAGTCGGGGCAAACCCTAAAAGTAGAGTTTCTCGGTCGACTCTCGCAGATCCAGCGTAGGTACTATAAGACTGATGGGCTCAATCAGGTATTCGGTTACATCGCTCCGATTCAACAGGTTAACCCAGAGGCTCTGGATAATATCGATTTCGACGCGCTCACCAGGGAGAGCCTTGAAAGCGCCGGTGCTCCGGCCTCTGTTGTCCGAGAGTTGGAGGATGTGGAAAAGATCCGGGCAACCAGGGAGCAAAAACAGGCCGAACTCATACAGAAGCAGGAGCTGCTTAGTCAGGAGCAGATGCTCGCAAAGAATGCAGACAAGCTCGGGAAGCGCCCCGAAGCAGGCTCTCCGCTCGAAAATATGGGGAAGATGAATGGCTGAGACCGCTACTGAGAAACAAGCGCGATTGGAGCGCGAGCTCAGATACGTATACCGCAAGGTATTTGGTACGCCTGAGGGGAAAAAGGTTCTTTTTTCTATCCTTCAGGACTGCCGGTTCCTTTCGGAGGCTGCCACCAACGAAGAGGTAGCACTACGAAATTATGCTACAACCCTGGTCCGTGACAGGATCGGGATTAAAGACGCGCAAGGGATGATGTCTCTTGTGGACACCATGATCGAGCGCGGAAAGTAGGAGGGCGTATGCCAGAAATTGAAGGCCAGGCCGCGAGCCTTGAAAAAGACAACTCCGGTACTGGAGCGGACACAGGAGAGGGAGGAGCCGGTTCCTTCCTCGACAGTCTATCGCAGCAATCCGGTAGTGGTTCCACATCTGCGTCGCAGGACGGAGCCCAGGCCGCGAAAGACACGAGCAGCGCGGGAGATAAGACGACCGTATCCCTGCCCGGATTCGCCTCCGCCCTTCCGAAAGACTCCAGAGCGGATGAGAAAATCGCAGCGTATGTAGGTAAGTTCCGATCGTGGGACGAGCTTACGAAGGCTGCAATGGAGCTCGAGAGCAAACTCGGAGGGATGGTCAGCGTTCCGAAGGATGGAGCGAGCCAAGAGGAGATCGCCGCATACCATAAAGCTATCGGCGTTCCCGAAAAACCAGAAGATTACAAGCTCGAGGCAGATAAGAGAGTAAACGCGGACCCCGCCCAGGTAGAGGCTTTCCGTAAACTGGCCCATGAGATCGGGCTCACTCAAGCACAGGTGGAAAAGCTCTGGAAGAGCTCGAATGACACTGTAGCAAAGGCTTTCGCTGATACTGCCGCTGCGGCGGAGGAAGCTAGAGCGGCGGCTTTTCAAAACATGGTCAAAACACTCAAGGAAGAGTGGGGAGCCGACTTCGCAAGGAATGACAAAATCGTTAAGCGTGGTATCGATGCGTTCGGTACTGATGCTTTCATGTCATCAGCGAAGCGTGAGGGGTATTTCTCCAACCCGGAATTCGTGAAACTTTTCTACCGGCTGGGTTTAGCCGTTCAGGAAGACACGGTGGGCGGCGGCGGACCAAGGACTTCGCAGCAGCCCTCAGGATGGGGAATACCGCGACCAGGACTCTAATAATCTGCGCGAGCGAAAGAGGGCACTATGGCCACCCTTTCGCTGAACGATCAGCTTACCCCCATCGAACTCGCAAAGAGATTTGGGGATAAAAGCACTATTTCTATTGTAGAAGCTCTCTCTGAAACAAACGAACTCATGCTCGACGCGGTTCAGGGAGAGGCCTCCGACGGCACCATGAATCGCACTGTTCAGAGAGCGACGCTCCCCTCCGGAACCAGGAGGATCTACGGAGGTCCTGTAGCCATGGAGGCCAGCCAGACCCGCCAGATTGAGGACGGCATCGAAATGCTCGAAGCCTACTCCGACATCGACGCGGATATGGCAGATCATTCTCCGAACAAACAGGCCCTGATAGACTCTGAGGACCGCGCGTTTCTCGAGGGCATGGGCCAGACCATGGTCGAGGATCTTCTTTTCGGCCGCAAATACAACGGCCTGGAATACATCGATGGTATCTATGCCAGGCTTCCTGCCAGTATCGACAACCAGACCGTGTTCGGCGTCGAAACTTCCGGGAGCAATCTCGCGTCCATCATTCTTGTTAAGTGGGCAGAAGACAAGGCAAAGCTCATTTATCCGAGGGGCGTTCCTGGTCTCGGCGTCAAGGCAGAATGGAGGGGGAAACAAGACGTATCGGTACTCAAGGCTGACGGGAGCCTCGGCACTCTGCCGATGTACCGAACTTTCTACAAAGTCCATTTCGGCTACACTCAGCGCCATCCGTATGCTGTAAAGAGGATCTGCAACATCAATCCACTCTCCTCTAACGCCGAAACGATCCTCTCCAAGCTCAACAGGGCGATCAACAAACTACCTAAGGGTAACGGTACAGTCGTCGCTTACATGAATCCGGACGTAAAAACGATCCTGGATAACTACACGATCATCACCAAGAGCCTCTACACCAGGATGGGCGAGGATCCGTGGGGCCGCCCGATCACCATGTTCAACAACGTCAGATTCCGGATGGTCGATGCGCTCCCGGTCACGGAAGCACTCGTTTCGTAATTACAGCGGGGCTTCCGTATCGGAGCCCCATCATTATCAAAGGAGGAGCAGTAATGTTCCACAAGAATAATGTTTTTTGCGACGCTCTGGATGTCGATACTGCCGGTACCGTGTATTCGGACATTATCGACACCGGCGCTGCGAACGTAGGCGATGTCGAGCCGCTCGTGCTCGAGCTTAGGTCCGAGGCTGCAGCCGCCGGCTCGGGAACCCTGGATATCACTCTACAGTCGTCTGATTCGGAAGGTTTCAGCACGGCTATCGATGAAGTGGTTATCCCGCAAAAGGATAAAGACGGTCTGGCTAAGGGCGTGTTTTTTACCGGTACCCTACCCTATCGAATGAAGCGCTATCTACGTCTCAAATTCGTCGTCACTACCGGTTTCACTTCCGGAACCGCCCTCGTGACGGGCGCTATCAGGGCGAGGTTCTAATATGGCTAAAACACCATCTCCTACTGTTGTGAAAGAAGGCGAAATCAGGCGGTTCAGGTGCAAAACCTCGTGTTACTGGAATAACAACCTCTGGACCGGAGAAGACAAGATAAAGCTAAGGGGAGGAGGCAGAGTCTCGGAGATCCAGTTCAAAGGACCAACCGAGATCCCCGCAAATTTCCAGTTCGAGAACTGGGAAGAGTTCTGAAATGCGACCGGGGGCCGAAAGGCTCCCGGTTTTCGGAGGGTAAGCTGTGACTGAGATAGATATAGCAAATCGAGCTCTCGCAAAAATTCACGCCTCGGTATCATTAAGCTCTAGCACTGGGTTTCTTTATGGAGCGGGGACCTCTCTTGAGGCTACTATCGTTCGTCAGCTCTACAACTCCTCCAGACAGCAGATATTTAGAATTGCCCCTTGGACATGTATCAAGACAAGAAAACGCCTCGCATCGGAAAAATGGCTAGACGTATGGAATTGGATCGAAGGAGAACTTGTTGTAGGTCATAACAATGATGGTTATGCGGTTTATGAATGCACTACCAAAGGATTAGGAGGCGCGCTTGAGCCTACCTGGCCAACCTCCGGAACCGTATCTGATGGGGAAGCCGTTTGGACATTCAGGTACCCGGTGAAGGCCGATGTACCGAACGGTATAAATTCTGGCTTTTCGCACACTTTTCCATTGCCGGCCGACTATATAAATCAAGTCGAATTCGTTGATTCGAATGGTAACAATATCGTCGCCGAGATTGAAGGAGAATACGTATTTTCTTCTAGCACAGATCTTACGCTTATATATATTCCAGACCAGACAGACCCCAACAAGTGGGACGCGCTTCTTCAGGAGGCTATCGTAACACAGCTTGCGTCCGCGATAGCCTTCCCTATCACCGGTGACCACAAAGCAGAAGCCGTGCTCGCGCAATCAGCATCGGCGCTCGTATACCAGGCTATTGTCAAGACATCAAGGGAACGCAGGCAAGGGAGAAAAACAAGTCGGGCGTGGTTTCCTGGACTCTTCGATAGAGGCCAGCCGTGAAGATATTTACCGATTTCACCGCCGGCGAACTTTCTCCTCGACTGAAGGGCAGATTCGATCTCGAAATTTACCATAAAGGTTTAAGCCATGCCGAAAACGTTCTGCCGTTTCTTCCAGGTGGAATGTCGATTCGGCCAGGATTTCGATTTATCAATGACATTGGATCATCCGCCGTGCGATTGCATGGCTTCATCATATCAGAAAGCCTATCGTATATCGTCGAATTCAGCGCATTTAAAATAAAGATATGGAAGGACGGTTCTCCTCTTGAGGATGAGAACGGTGTCGTCGAACTCGTGACCCCATTCTCAGACCCATGGGCGCTTCAGTTTGCTCAGGACTCGGCAGATTTATATATCGCTTCCGGCACAGCTGCGGTCCAGGTCCTGAGTATGGTGTCTGAGGATATATTCGTATTTGAGACGCTTGCGATTACCAGCAATGCCGGCATGATCCCGTTTCAAAGTGCTGGTAACTATCCACGGGCTATAGCGATATTTGACGGTAGGCTCTGGTTGGCGGGGACGGCGAATGATCCACAAGCGATATGGGCCTCAGAGCCATTCGATTATGGCAATTTCACGTTCTTTGACACCATCGAGTCATCTTCTGAGCAAATGCGTGAGCCGATGAGGGCGTTTACCGGCAACAGAACATCAAATAGTGCAACCATCACAGGGATCTCTGCTGAGGATCTCGCTGGCATGAGGATCGGGGATACTGTTTTCGGGACAGGTATTCCCTATGTCTATCCCGACACCATCACCAGAATTCAGGAAATTGGCACCGATTATATCGTCATGGACCATAATGCGACGTCATCAGGAACCACGGGGATGTATACAGGATGGCACGACAGAGCGGTTACGGAATGGGAATTAGTTGCGACGACAAGGGATGTTATTACTTCAGCCAACGCATTTAAAAAAACTATTGCATGCTCCACGAACGAAACGATACTTTGGCTTGCTGCAGGGACAGATCTCGTTGTTGGGACAAACTGTTCTGAGAGGATAATCCCAACTGGAGTCACCGCGCCGAACTTTGTCTGTAAATTACAGACCAGTCACGGCTCTGCGCCAGTCCAGCCGGTTCTTCTTAACGACGCCGTTGTGTTCGTTAATCCGAGCAAAGACGCACTTAGGGAATATGTTTATAAGGGACTTACTTCTGAGGTGCAGGCATATACCGCCCTCCGGGTTGATTACATGGCTGATCATATTCTTTCCGGAATCAAAGAGCTGGACTTCTCCTCCTCGGGCCTCACGATGTTATGGATCGTTAAATCATCAGGGGAGCTTATCGCCCTCGCCCACGATCGATCTATGGGAATAAATGCGTTCACCAGGATATCGCCGGCAATTGGTAGTATTGAGTCCGTATGTGTTATTTCAGAGTCTGGCGAGGATATCCTTTATGCTTCCATTAACGTATCCGGGGCAAGGAAACTTGTCAGAATGGATAGTATGTGGTCCGGACGACATCTGGACTTCTATCAGGTAAAACAGGTTTCAGGCGGGGCCATAGACGCTTCATGGCTCTCAGGTTCTGCGGTGGTTGTCTACGATAATAAAACCCAAGAGGTGGCGATTGAAGCCGGATCCGCCGCCGTGTCCGACATCGAGAACGGAGAGGACGTGGTCATAGGGCTTCCCTATACCGCGACACTCAAGACCATGCCAACCGCATCAAACCCGCTCCAGCGCAAGAATGTCCCCATGGGTGTTGTAAAACTCTACGAAACAATCGGCACGATTAAAGCTGGATACGGAGAAGCGCTTTTTTCTTATTCGATAGAAACAATACAAAGCTCAGATCTTGATATGGTATTCGGGGGAGGATGGGATCGGGAAGGGATTATCACAATACAAGCCAGCAGCTTGCCGTTCGCCGTGCTCGCTCTCGGCCTTGAGACGATAGGGGGATAGTATGGTTGGATTGCTTATAGCGTCTTTGGTCGTAGGAGCCGCGGCGTCTGCCGGCGCCGGAATACTGAGCAGAAAAAACCAACGCCAACAAGCCAGGAAAGAAGCACAATACCAAATAGATACAATCGCCGCCGACACGAAAACAACCCTCGGGACGATGCAAAGAGAACTCGCGGTGCAGAAAGACGCTGATCTAAAGAAAGCGAATCAGATAGAACGCTCCGCGATAGACGACAATACGGCAAATATGCAGTCGGCTTACATCGAACAACTGGCCTCAGAATCATCTCATATCGATCTCATAGAATCATCGATGCAGGAGCTTGGTACGGCCTCGGCACAGCAGGGAGCATCCGGAGTCAGGATGGATGCCACGCTCGGATCTGTTATGACTAACAGGGCTAATCAACAAATCTCGCAGTCCAGAGATTTGATTGATCGGACATCAAAGACCCAGGCAGGTGTCGGCGCATTAAATCTTGCAGAAGCCAGGGCCCAGGCCAGCGAGATTCGTTCGCAGTACGATCCTGGTTCAGCCCTCATGGATTTGTACCACTACAAGCGATCGAGAGTCATGAGTAAAGCACTGCTGGATACCGCGTATTATAGCGGCATAAAAAAGGACAACGAATACAACACTAATTGGTTCCTTGCCGATTTGTTCGGTGTCGCAGGAGCGGCAGCCGGAGCGGTACAGGGTACGTATGGGGCTGGGATTATGGGCGGAAGCAAGGGGTTTGCGTAATATAGGAGCAGGTAGATGAGTTCAAGCGGACAAGCATTAGCCCAGGCTATAGGACAATTTGGTCAGTCGTTCCAACAGATGGGAGAGACGATATACAAGGTCCAAGCCGAAAACGAGTTTCGGAACGAATCGCTCAAAATTGCAGACGAAATAGAGCAGTTCAATAATTCACTCCTCACCGACCCAGATCATGGAACCCCTGGCGTAAATGACGGATACATGAAAAAGTGGAACGACTTAAAAAAAACATTCGACCAGAGAATTGCATCCGTCAAGAACCCTCTGGCAAAGAAAAACCTTGAAGGATATATAACTCAGGCACAAACATCACAGGCTAGCAGGGTATATGGATTACAGTTCCAGGGCTGGTCAAAGCGGATGATTGCTGATGCTGAAACTCGCGTCAATGGCATAATCTCAAACATGGCAGTATCGACGGATTTTAAGCTTGCACAGATCAACGAGGAATTAGAATCACTCCTCTCACAAAACCTCATAGACGAAAAACAGTACGGCGAGTACAGAAGTAATTTCGCAAAAGCAGTAGTGTCTCAGGATTTCATTAAAAGAGTCGTGTTGATGGCTAAAGAAGAAGGCTATACAGCGACAAAAAATTTCATTCTTGGAGAAGTATCGACCGTCCGCATGATCGGCGGGGTCCCGGTATCGATCGATACAGCCGACTTCTCCAGGGCTCAGGCAGTCCTTGATTATACGGTAGAGGGCGATCAGAGGGCTGGAGATGATGAGGCTGTTAAATTTTCAGACCTTGTTCTCTCAGGAAAAGCTACCGACGCAGATTACCAGAAGATAATCGACTCCCCTAATATGTCGTACTCGCAAAAAATGACGAGCGCTCGGGAGTGGTATCAGAGCAAGGGCGACAAGGAAATGGCCGCCGCTCTTATTGGCGTATCCGACTATTACGCATTTGCTAGAGGAGACATAACTCCGGACACGAAATATACGACACTAGGAGAAGTCCAGGAACTTTTGAAGGCCGGGAAGATTAAAAATCAAGAATATCTCACCATCATTGGAATCTTTAACCAGGCTAAAGACCTGATCGAAAGGTCCGACAAAAGTAAAGAATTAAAGAGCCTTTTGGCTGACATAATAGACGGAAAGGTGCAGACCGTTGATGAGGTAAATTCCAGATCTCCTGAGGGAGACACTTCGGCGCTTTCTTTCTTTCTTCAGACCCAAGACAAAAATAAAGCAGACTCGCAGGTTAAGACTGCGAACGACGGCCTTGGGAAAATCAGGAGCCTTGAAAAAAAAATAACAGAAGGGGCCTCCGGAGAAGAGGACTTCAAAGAGATTGAAACCTGGCTTGAAGATAATAAAGAGACACTTGGCTCTTCATATGGAACCATAAGCAACGGTATTTCGCAACTGAGATGGAAACATGTCGATTCAGTATCTGCGGAAAAGTCCAGAATGATAGAGAAAAAAATAAGGGAGAACCCAGCACTTGTCTCAGATTCTGATATATGGTCAAAAGATCTCAGCGCTGCCGACAGCTCAAGGCTTGCAACGCTTAAATATTCTATGACAAAAGATGCCGATATTACCGATTCTGACAGGGCTGCAAAAGAGGTAATTAAAAGATATCAGACGAACATTTTGATAAAAAGCGGGGTAATACCAGAGCCCGGGCAGCAGCAATTAACCGAAGAATATTTAGATTCAGTTAAGGACAAACTTCCGCTTTCAGTGTACGAGTCGTTCTCATCTCAGCTCTCAAGGGATTTGGTCGAAAACGCATGGACCGAAAAATACTTAGGCATTCTTAAAGACATCAGAGAAGGAAAGAAAATAGATATAGATCTTATTTCAAAAGACGCTTCAATTCCATTTAACGCGAAAATAGATCTCATCCAGAAGGCGATGGAGGGAGCAGAGGACTCTAACGCATATCTTGTAAATGAGAAGTATCAGGCTGCGAAAAGGACTGCCACCGGCACACTAAGGGATGGCGAGTCTCCGGTTTCCGTAAAGGATCTCAGAGAATACATTTCGACGTTTGACAGCAAGGCTCTTCCGTTATCTGTAAGAAAACTTTACCAGGATGCAGCAGATCTTCTGGACACTACAATGGTGGCCGACAAGCTCGACAGGGAAATCCGCTCCAAGGGTGAGGCGTGGGTAGTAAACGGGATTGTAAATGAGGACGAGGCCACCGCCTTATTATCCTCGATAGACAACTCAGTTTTGATAGACAAGGCTGGTATGAGGGCGCTGCTCGATACATTCAGGAGCAACGCAAAAGCGGTCGCACGACAGATGGCTTATGATCAGCAGAACGCCGAAGACCGACAGTACACCGCAAGCCAGAGGGCAGAAGCCGCAGCAAAAAAGGATGCTCAGGATGCCCGTAAGATTGCTGCTCAGCGGGTAAGAGATGAATTTATCAAGGATCTCGGCAAGGGAATGACAACGGAGCAGTACCTTGGATATCAACTCCAATACGAGGAGATCTACAGAGAAGCTCCTGAGGAATACTCTTCATCATTCCATCCCCTTGAGGTGCTATATGTATCGAAACAGGACGCCGAATACGGGAAAAAGGAATATGAGGCTCAAAAGGCGTTTAGTGAACTCGTCAACTCCAGCATGATCGAGGGCTGGGAAAAGACCACCGACCCTCTGTCATACGACATGATAAACAAAATATTCCCGTCTGATTCTGAAGCGGATAATAAAGGCAGAGCGTATTGGACTGAGAAACTCAGAACGTTTCTTATGTCCGACGAAGCTGGCCATATAGAAAGAACCAACGCGGTAAACGCACTTATCGCTGCTCGGTCAAACAGATGGGCTGGGTTATATGGATCACCCGAATACAATAAAGACGCACCGATGCTTACCAGTGAACTCCTAAAGCAGTACCGCGGGGTATTGAAGATCTCTGACATGGAGGGGTTCGGCAATGATATTGATAGCTTTGCGAGGGCTGAGTACGCCCTCAATGAAGCAGCGAAAAAAGAAGCCGCTGGCACGACACACAGCCCAGCAGAAGTCGCGGCGGGAAAAGACGTGTACTCCAGACTCCAGGGATACGCGGCCATGCTTGCTATGGGGACCCTATCTTCCGGATATGCCAGCCAAACTATTACGATTACAAAAAACGGTGTCGATCATCAGGTAACTCTTACGCCAGAAGTTTTTGAAGCAGTATTGCAAGAGAACGCAGCGCAGCTAATCGCTTCTGGGGACTGGGGAGCTGCCGTAGCTCTCAAGCAAAAGTTTATGGGAAAAGTAACCAACCCGGTCTGGAAGCCGGTAGAGGATGCCATAAAAGAGATCACGAGCAACGGCAAATATTATAACAAATTCCCTCCAGAATTGCAGAATTGGGTAGACCTCGAGATAGCCCAAACCACAAATCCGACGCCAGAGTACATTAGTACACTCATCTCAAACCTGAAAACGCGGGTGCATAAGCTAGATATGCGGAACTACATAAAACTCAAACAAGGGGCCTGGGATGTGTCTGAGGATTACCTCTCTGCGGTAGGAAAGGGTGAACTCGAGCCATTCATAGGAACTGTAAACGGTAGGGTTGTCGCTACCTTGCAAGAATTCAATACAGTCATCACCGGATGGGCTGAGAATACGCTTAAACAAGTAAACTACGCTTCTGGCGCAAATATTTTAACAGAGGGGAAGAACGCGAAGCGCGAGCTTTTCACCAATGGGCATCTGCAATTCAGGGTCACTGATCAAGCTACCCTGAAAGCACTTGGCGCTTCAGGCACCGAAGCCGTTTACTACATGGCTTTCTATGGCAATGACGCGCTCCCGGCACGTGAAGTCAAGAACAAAGATGGTGGGTATGTTCAAACATTCATCCCATGGGAGAAGGACGGAGAGAAGAATGGACGATGGGTTCATGTTGAAGCGAAGCGTGATGTGGACGGGATAACAAGATTCCAAAAAACACAAGCGCAGATCAACGCTGATATCGCAAGAGGAATCATCGAAAAGGAGCCGCCTGACTCGATTAAGGCTGTTGAAAACTATCCCGGCATGGGGATTTAGCCTCTGGAGATTATTGATGGATCTACAAAGCTATTACCGGAACTTATACGCTTCGTATCGTGACGAAGAAGAAAAAAGGCTTTATGACCCATCTTCTTTCGATGATAGCCTCATTAAGTACGCTGACGACAACCCTGAAAAAGACAAAGAAATAGCTAAGGCAAAGGGGCTCGCTCCTGGATACGCTGATGCCCCGGTCAAGTCATGGATCCCTGTCGATATAGCAGGAACCTTTCGAAAAATACTCGAAACCGCCCCCGAAGGGGTTAATCCTAACGAACTGGAAACCAGACTAAACACAGCCTACTACTTGGCCAAGACAAAGAACATCTCTTTCGACGACGCGTTTGAAAACCTGGATTCGTATATCGAAACGGACTACGGAAAGGCCACTGGCCCAAGGTCTGGCCTTGATTCGCTCATAAACATTGTAAACACCGGGATAATAAATCGGCAGATATTCAAGTATGCCAACGAACTCAAACACAAGGTGGGCGCCTTCGATGGTCAGTACAAGGATTGGACCGAGATCGAAAAGGATCCGCTATACAATAAAATTCGCGAACTTGAAACCCGCCTCCCCACACAGGACGTATACAAAAGATCGTGGCCGATAGAAACGCTGAAGAAGGTGATGCAAGTTATCCCCTCCATCACCGAAAGCCTCGGTAAAGGAGCTTTAGCTTCAATAGTTGCGAATATAGGCACAACGGCGCTCATGGGAGGGACGATAGGATCTGTAGCTGGTCCGCTCGGGACGGTAGCAGGTATCGCCACCGGCGCTACAGGCGGGGCAATTGTTTCCATAATCCCAACCATCGCCTCTCTCGCATCCGGCCTCGCCACGTCAACAGCAGTCGCGTTAAATACCCAAGAGGCTGAAGGTGGCGCAGCATTCTACGATATGATCAAATTCAGAGATCCTGTCACTGGCGAACGAATAAATCCAGTCCAGGCCGCAAGATGGTCAAGGGTTTACGAAGCGTTTTCGGCAGCGGTCGAAATGATGCAGACAGACGTATTCTTTAGGCCTTTCAACAATGCCCTAAACTCGGCACAGAAAAACGCTTTTCGCGGGGCCGTAAAATCATCTCTTGAATCAATCTCTGACGCATCTGCCAGAGCGGGAACCCTCTTGCAGCTCGCCAATACTACCGCCGGGAAATATCTCCTTGAAGTGGGCAAGCGAACCGCCCAGGAAACATTCGAGGAGGATCTTCAGGAGGGACTCCAGATATGGACCACCGAACAGGCGAAGCGAATTACTAATAAACTGGACAATACCAGTATTTCACCAATTCAGAAAGAAGAGATCGTCAAAAGGATCGTGGATACCACGGTATCATCGGCTATAGGTCTCGGGGTATTGAGCTTAGCTCCTGCCGCCCAAGTCGTATGGAGCGATACAATATCGAACAGGGCGGAAGGAGTCTCAGAAGGGGTAAAAGAGTTCGTATCGGAGAAACTGAGCCCAGAACCCGTAACCATAGCTCCAGAGCAACCAGCAAAGCCGCCTTTATTCTTCAAGTCCTACGAATCAGCACCTGGGGTTATGGAATTCCGTGGAACAACCGACACGGAAGGTCAAAACAGGAAACTCTCCGTCGAGGCTACTGTCGTCATGGACGACGAAGGAAAAATCGCGACGATCTCCGGTATCGGAACGAGCAAGGCGATCTTGAAAGACCCTAAGGAAGTGACCAGGCAGATCAAGGAAACGATAAAGAATATTCATTCCGAGCTTCCCAGGTACGAAATCCTCTTTACGCCAAAGAACACCATCGAAAAACAGGTAAAGACCGAACTTGAGGCGGAAATTCCGGACATCTTCAAAACAGGGGCTACGCAGGCCGTTTCTCAAGAATTTGATAAGAATGTAGCGCAAGATGATGAAAACTCAATAGCGTTACAGCAGGAGGCCCCAAATGAGGAAAGAACTGGTCTTGTTTTCGGCTCGACACCAAGTGTTCCCGTGGGCGATGGAGGCGCTTCAGTTCAGGCGACCGATGAATTTGAAGAACAGGACTCGCTTTCGGTACTACAGAAGCAGGGGGCACAGAGGGTTGAATCAACGCTTGCTGATGAGGGCTACACGTACTATAGCGAGCCAGCGTTCGATGTAAATAAAATACAGTTTCATCCAGATCTTCCTAACTTCAAAGAAGGCGCAAATAGAGAAGGTGTGGTAAACCCCATCACCGGCAAGCCTGAGCCTATGGGGATGCCTCCCATCATCGTCTACCAGACTAAGGATGATAAATACTACCTGGTTACTGGCCGGCACAGATTAGACCTATGGAAGCGGAACTCACTCCCCACAATACCGACACAAGTGCTGAAAGAAGAAGACGGATATCTGCTTGATGATATGTCGGTTATTGACGCAGAGATGAATATACGTGACAATCAGGGAACGGAGAAGGATTATGCCCGATACTTCAGACGAACCAACTACACTTACGAAAGAGCAGAGGGACGAGGCCTTCTACGCACGAGTAAGGCAAAATCTGGATTCTATATTGGATCGTTTGCCTCCCCTGCGCTACAAGCTCTTTTTTTCTCAGGAAGGATCTCAGCAGATAAAGCAGCAGCAATCGCAGAAGCAGCCCCAAGGAACGAAGGACTCCAAGCAGTCGGAATAAAACTCGCATCAGATAAATCAATCACCCCTGAAGTGCTCAAAAATGCACTGGCCATGTTTGCTACCTCTAAGGCTGATTCTAAAGCCATGCAAGGCGAGATGTTCGGTAATGATACCTCGGCGATAGATACTCAAGTAAAGATCGCAAAAGGCGCCTCAGAGATAAAAAACGAGATTACCAGCGAGCTTTCAGTATTGAAGCAGGCTGCGCGGTTCGGAGAAAAAGACCGTATAAAGTACATAGAAAAATATGGATATAAGCTTGGAGATGCTGCTTCCCTTTCTGCCAGAATCGATGAGCTTTCAGATCTCGCTACAAAATGGGAAGGGATATCCTGGACACAGGATCCTGAACTTTTTTTCCAGGCCAAGAATAGGGCCGGCCAAGCGACCGAAGAAGAGATAGCCACATACAATAAGCAACAGGAATCAAAAGGTGAACAGGCGGAGGTTGTCCACGAAACCGCCCCGCTGTATGGTGATAAAAACCCAATCACTTCGCCATCTCCGTGGATATATAAGACCGAGCAAATTATAAACAATAAAGTTCAGGGGCCTGTGCCCGGGAACCAGATCCTCAAGACCCTCCAGGCCGCTGGCGTGAAGTCCGAGGAGCTGAAGTGGACAGGTCTTGACGAGTTCCTTGCTACAAATAAGAAAAAGACCCCGCAGGAAGTAATGGACTTCCTTGAGGCGAACAAACTACAGATCCAGGAAGTATATAAAAGAGAAAGGACTAAATTCTCTGAGTACGCCCTCCCCGGAGGGGAAAACTATAGAGAGGTGCTGTTTACACTGCCGAGGGAATTGGTAGATGACGGCAATGGAGATGTGCGATGGGACCGCGAAATCTCCTATGTTTCTCAACACTGGGACGAGCCCAACGTCCTCGCTCACACCAGGCTCGACGACCGCGAGACGCCCGATGGTAAGCGCGTTCTTTTCCTAGAGGAGGTTCAGAGCGACTGGCACCAGGATGGAAGAAAAAGAGGATACAAGACCAAGGAGTCTCTTTCACAAATTCAAGCCAGGCTAAAAGAGAAGTACGGGGAGTCTTGGCAATTTGCTATATCTGAGTCCGAAGCTGAGGAGATGCGATGGGCTTACGAGAATCCTGAAGGAATCCCTGAAGCTCCATTCGCGAAGACCTGGCACGAGTTTGTATTCAAGAGAATCCTTCGTATGGCCGTGGAAGAAGGATACGACGCGATAGGATGGACCACGGGAGAGCAGCAAGCCGATAGGTATGATCTTTCGCGGCAGGTCTCGCTCGTTTCGTATAACGTAGGCTCCGAAGAGGCTGAAGTCTACGCTAAAGACGAAGAGCTGGATATGCCGTTAATGGTTGTCAAGAAAGAGGACCTGGAAGCGACTCTGGGGAAAGATGTAACCAATAAGCTTCTTGAGGGAACCCCGGACGAGGATGGCAATGTAAAGCTCAGTGGTATCGATCTCCGAGTGGGCGGTTCCGGCATGAAGGGCTTCTACGACAAGATCCTTGTCGACTTCGCTAACAAGTACGGAAAGAAGTGGGGAGCCAGGGTCCAACAAATAGAAATTGGCACCGAGAGCAAACAACAGTCGAACGGCGACTACTACCAAGAGACCGCAATGGTCCATTCGCTCCCCGTTACTGACTTAATGAGAGTGGCGGTTCCTGAGGGACAGTACCTTTTTGAGAAAGCACCATCAAATTACGGATTTGATATATCGAAGGCTGAATACAGAAGGCAGATGCTAAAGGCCAGAGAGATCACGAAACTCATGGCGGATAATTCTGATGGATTCTTTATTGATGAAGTAAAAAATATGGTGAGCGCTAATACTTCAGCGTTGATCGATGCGCTCCAGAACGCCAAGTCTCAAAACGTCGCATTCGCTTCATCCGCTGAAGGTGGATATTCGGCAACGCTCACGCCAGCACAGGACGGGTCTTCCGACTGGGATATCAACCTCTTTATTAACGGAGACTTGCTTTTTGCGTACCGATTCAAGGATCGCGTAGAGGCTATAGAGAATCTCTTTACCGATATCGCCTCGTACTATGGATCCGCAGCAACATGGAAAGTAATTGGAGAACCGGGAGAGTTTGAGCTTACACCGGATCAGATAGGTGATATAATTCAAAAAGAGGAGGCTGAACTCGATCTTTTTGAGTATGATGACGCAACAATAGATCTGGTATATGGGAGCAAGGAGGCGTTTGATGCCGCAAACAAACAACTCGATATCTTCAAAGATGACGGAGCTGGAGATTTCTTTACGCGATATGGCTATCTGGAGAATGAAAACCTCAGAGAACCTGGTGTCTCAGGGAATAATAGACGGAGTCCCTCCCCCGTATCTTCCTTGCTCGGCAAAGCAGGCGAAATCCTGCATCCTCAGATTAAAGAAAATAGAAAAAGACAAAGACGTATTAGCTTCGTTGGACAGACTATATCGGGACATCATGACCTAGAAGAATTATTCCAAGTATATCGCAATCCGCAAATAGAAACATTCCACCTGATCTATCTCGATGAATCAGGAAAAATATTGGCTCATAATGCGATGTCTTCAGGAGTTCCCGGAAGAACCGTCGCCGTGGAGTATAAACAGCATCAAAGGAACGCCTATTCATTATCAGAGCGTATGAAGCGCTTAGGGGCTTCGAAAGTTTACCTGCTTCACAATCATCCATCAGGAAATCCAGCACCTTCAACCGATGATGTCACTGTTACTAACTATTATCTTTCCATGCTTGGTAACACTTTTGCAGGCCATATTATATTGAACCACAATAAAGCTGCGCTGATTGATGCCAATATAATAGCTTATGGTGTACGTAATAATATTCCCATCGAAAAACTTGCAGATGAAATTAAATTACATTCGTACTCTTCTTCTGAAACCAGCTATGATGTTGCTAGTGGCAATCACATAGATAGTCCAGAAGAAGCTGAAAGATATGCGCTTTCCATGTTGGGGAACCGGTCTGGTGGATCGCTTATAATTACCGATTATCACTATAGAATCCTTGAATGGAGGGTTTGGAACAATACTAACCTGAAATCAATTTATCAGGCGGTAAAGGAATCGGGAGGATCTCACGCATTCTTTGCCACCGATAACAGAACTCAGCATGAAACTCTTTACAGAAATGTAGTGATGGCTTCGGATAATGGTGGAAAATACAACGTCATGGTGGATCTCCTCTTGCTGAACAGAGGTCAGGACAAAACTGTAAGATTCGATCATAAGGTGATCCACGGTGGAACGTATTTAAACCACTATAATTATCGTATGTCAAAAAATAGTAAATACCGTATCGGTAGATTTGTAATGGAATCTGATCTCGCACAGGAGGCGGGAGAATTTGACTCATACCAGGAATTCAAGAACGCTTATGTATCAGAAGGAGAAGATGATAGCGAGTTAAAGAAGGCATGGGCGGAGAAACAGAATAAAAAAAGCTCTGCGGAGCTGGATCAAGACTTTATTTCAATGTTCCAGGCTGACAGGCAAAAGCTGCGCGACTTCCTCGAAGCGAACGGAGCTGATCTGTTTAACAGAAAAACGCCAAGAAAAAATATGTCTGTCGTTGATGCAACGTCTTACCGGCTCGCAACAGGAGGAGTTGTCTCTGACGCCACTATTGATAGGGCCATGATGCTCATAGAGAAGCATCCAGTAAAATGGCGAAAACGTTTTGCAGATCTCTCAGGTGAGCTCTGGAGCGAAGGGAAACCGCAGGATTTTGATATTGCCCCGCCGCGGCGTAAGAGTTTGGCTGTTCTCCAGGCGAAACACAAAGAGGCAATTTCTAAACTACCCGACGGAGCAGAAGTAATTGGATCAGCGGAAGAGCTCGCAGCCAAAACAGAAGAACTCCGGCGTGAACTCGAGAACAAAAAGAGAGCCCTTAAAGAACTTCAGGACAGATTCTCATACGGAGAAAAGAGAATCGTTGATATGGTCAGGCAGCAGAAAGACCTTGAAAAAAGAATATGGGCAGGACGAGTTCGTGCCAAGCTGTCGCCGGAATATAAGGAGATTGTTAAGGAACTCGAAACTCAGGCGAAAGAACTCAAGTCTGCTATCGCTGAAAGAACCATGGCTCTGTCGCCACAATCTGGGATGAAGGGCGCAGCTTACGCGATTGCGAAGAAAGAGGTAAAGGATGCCACTGACGCCCTCAAAAAGCAATACGCAATTGAGAAAGCGAAAAGGACAGAGAGAGGCTTGAAGCTCTACTACGCGAAAATGATATCAAGGCCTGTGTCGAAAAGCATAGACTTCAAGATCGGTAATCAAATAAGAGAGATTCAAAAACAACTTGATCCTAATTTCAGAAAAGATCCTACGGCTATGGAAAATGGTAGGCCGCTAAATAATTGGACGGTGGAAGAGCTACAGGCGCTCTATGAGGAGGTCGAAGCGCTTAGGGATTACGGCAGGAATATGCTTGCTGACAAGCTGTTCGACAGGTCTATGGAAAGGGCTGAAAAACAGTCAAAACTCAAAGAAACAGCAGCTAAAACAGGCAAGAAAAAACCAGCTTATTATTCAGGAACTGACGAAAACGCAGCTCAGCAGAAAGCTGAGAAAAATCTTATTCTAGCTGCTGATGTATCTCTTACGACTATACACAGAATTGCCCGAGAACTCGATGGCGGGGTGGAGCGTGGAAACTTCTATAGGGAGATTGTGGAAAGAGAGCGAGAAGCGTTTACTGAGGAGAAGAATAACATAGATCGTAGATACGCCAGGATTGAAGCGAAGATGCGTGATCTTGGACTCAATAGAGACGCAATGTATCGAGATAAGATAAAACTTGGGGAACAGACTATATCAAAATGGGAAGCTATATCCTTATACATAGGGATGCAGAACCAAAGAACCGCTGCAGCAATAATTTATGGCAATATGATGACCCAGGAGGAGAGGGAGAGTTTAAGCGATGAAGAGTTTTACTATCTCGCCATGCAAAATTACGGATATGTCAAAGATGCGATTGCCACCCTTTCTCCGGAGGAGATAGAGCTCGCAAAGACATTTATCCTTGATGGAGATATTGAATTCGACAGGCTCGCAAATGCAACGTATGTGTATGAAAACAGAATCCCCGAGAAAGAGGGAGTCTATTTTCCTCACGAAAGAAAGTCTCGTTCAGGAGAGGGAGAAACAGAAGAAGAAGTAATTGACCAGGTCCTCGCAAGGGCAGCGAGGGCCCAAAGACCTGTCGGGAAGCAGCCTACAATAAATCGTATTGAGATATCACCCAGACATCAGACGGCGATTTCTCTTGACGCTTTTCAGGTTTATAGAAGAGGAATCGAGCGCCAAGAACACTACATAGCTTATGCTAAATATATCTCCGATATGAACTCAATAATCAAAAACGGAAAATCTGCCGCAGCATTCAGAGAGACCGTAAGGCTCTACCACGGACAGCGTTACTTAGATTACCTGGACCGGTGGATATCCGAAGCCGCAAACCCGAAGGCGTTTACCGATTTCAACAAGCCGGTTCAAGGCATAGACCGCTTCTTTAAGATGATGCGAGGGCCTCTCGGGGTGGCCTACCTCGGCTATAGGGCTTCTCGAGGAGTATTCCAGCTTATAACCTCCCCTGCCCCTTACCTACCCTATGCTGGCACATTCATGATTTCCCGCATGGTAAAAAACCTAAACCCCGCTGAATTCATGAAGGTGCTTTCGTTTGCAAAAGAAAACTCGGCTTTTATTAGGCACAGAACAATCAACCCGACGGACGCATACATAAAGAACTATCTTGAGACGAATCCGAACGCAGCCAAGAGAAGGGCTATGGAGGTTGCGGGCGCAATAATGGAATGGTCAGACATGTGGTCTGTTTCTACGGGATGGATGGCTATATACGAAAAAACCACAGCATCCCTAAAAGATTCCGGAAAAAACAAAGCAGAAATCCACAAGGAAGCAATACGAGAGGCCGACAGGGTAACGATAGAAACTCAGCCGACATACAGACACCAAGATCTGTCTCCTGCATTCAAGAAAGACTCTGAGCTCGAACGATTCCTGTTTCAATTCCAGACCCCCTTAAACGTGATCTACAATCAGCTATTCCATGACACGAGGGCTGACTGGAAGTCGGGGCACAAAGCACGGGCCCTTGGAATCGTAGCTGGCTACTTGTCCGTGATGGGGCTCATTGCGGTAATTACCGCCCCAAAGCACGATGACGACGAGGAGGATAAGAAGATAAAATATTTCCTCTCAGGTATGGCTACAGTACCGCTAGAAACAATCCCGTTTATCGGATCCATAGCATCGGGGTATGTAGAAAGCCTTATTACTGATGAAAGGTACTGGCGAGACGATCAGATATTCCCCGGGGTAAAGAAAGTATTCGATGGGGCTTCTCGAATGATGAATGCTGACGATAAAGAAGCGGCATGGAGGGCATTTTGGCGGATGCTTGAGGGAGCTGGTATGCTTTCCGGATTTCCCACAAGCGCGATCCGTGAATACTATCGAGTCATATTCGAGGGCGAATGGGGTGCGCTATGGGGGCAACGAAAAGGAGATTGAGTAGCAGCGTATAAAAAGATAAAACGGTAGTGGTGTTGGGCCTCTTAAAGGAGAGGCCTTGAATAGTCTGGAAATAGTTGAGGGTGACAAACAGTTTTTAGGGGATGTGGAAATCCTCGGAGAAATCAACAACCCGTCACTCAAAAAAGTTAAAACAGATCTACAGGTAGCACGTGGAGAGGCGCAGCTTGCCAGGGCATCCATCCAGGATTTCCTGTCTACAATTCTCGCAGATTCAATAATCGACGTCCAGGAAAAAAAAGTCTTGAGAGCTCAGTGGCGTGAAATTGAGTCAGAGTATCCCATCGTCAGACAGCGGGCTCTCGATTCAGGTATCGGGGAATCAGAAACCGCAGTCCAAGATTACGCTACAGCTTACGCTGCATTGCACGATTATCTCTACACAAATCCCGGAATTCTCCAAGTAATGAGCCTCCCCGCTCCAGTAAATCCATCGACAGCAGCAGCTGTATTTGCAGCGTACTTTGCGGCAAGGGAAGTCCTTGTATCTGGGGCTCTGGCTCAGGCCGTTGCAACAACATCACATATATTTTACGAGGAGCCAGTAGGACCATACGCAGTCGGAGATCTATGGATATCAAACGGAATTCTTTATCAGTCCACAGTGGCCAGGAGCCCGGGAGAGTTCGTGCTTGCTGACTGGATTATAAGTATACAGTCAAATTTTATAGCGACAATTCAAAGCACCAACGGCGACAAGTTCAAACCAGGGTATAGCACTACGACAGTTTTGATTCCTCATGTATTCAAAAACGCGATTGAAGTTACTGATACGTTCCCTGATTCTGCCTTTCGCTGGAAGCGCAGATCTCTCATAGACACAAGCGGCGATGCTCTATGGAACGCCAACCACGCTTCGGGATACAGGACTGTAGAAGTAAATACTGATTCGATCTACGCCAGGGCGGTATACACCCTGGAAATAGACATATAGGAGGATTCAGATGATAGTTTGTACCGCCCAACTAACGCTGTTCGATCAGAATGACGCGCCAAATATCGATAAATCGATTACCGCGTCCCTCGGTACGTCGCAGCTTTACCGATCAGAGGACGCGACCACTACCTACACTCCAAACTACGCAAGCACGCCAAACGTAATACGGGCACATGTGTTCGTTAATGGAGTCGATGTTACCGACATTCTATCTGGACGAAAGTGGGGAACATCTCAAGGGGCGTCTGACCTGGGGACCAATGTTTCTCAGATATCAAAAAACACAAACCTGGCAACGGGAAGTCCACATATGACTATCTACTTTGAGGGAGACTACACCGATCCCGCGACCATGCTTGTGTCTCATATCACTGATTCGATCTCCCTCGTCCTCGTTCGAGAAGGATCAAATGCGGTATTCGTGCTCGCAAAGGGCCAGATGGTCATAGTAAAGGCTGCTGATGGGACCAAAAATACCGCAGAAGTAACCTGCGATCTCATGAGGGTGACTGGCGTAGACGACACCGGAGTCACGTATAAATGGTTCAAGTCGCCCTACACCGCTGCAGACCAGCTCGATGCGAACCACCCCGATGTCATTAGCGAAAAGATCATCTTTAAGACCACAAGTGGATTCGGCACTGTGCCGCCAGCGGATGGGGCTTGGGCGGATGTTAAAAGTATCGTCATACGCGAGGATGCAATCCAGGAAATAGGGCTTTTCCAAGTGCAGGCAAAAGACGCTGACGGAAAGATATTTTCGACAATATTTACCGTCGTGGACTATTCTGACCCCTACGATGGGAAAATAATATCATCTAATGGACAAGTTTTTGTTAATGGAGTAGGGGTCAAGGATTGTACCCCGGAGATATGGAGAAGCGGATCACTGGTTGATATCTCGGGATACACCTTCTATTGGTGGATATATGACAAGAACGGAAAAAAATCAGGGTTTATTGATACAGCTAGAACTCCCACGGCTAAGACGATTTCGGCCCACACTGCATCGATTACAGGATATTTCGATATCTCTGTCGCTCTTGCTGCGGCTCCTTCCGCCGGAGACATAATTCGAGTTATTTCTGCTGACAGGCTCTCGGTCGCCACCTATGAAGTAGGTCCAAACTCAACAACCTCTAGAATTTACATCCGCTCCCCGCTCAACGGGTTCTCTTCCGTAGCGCCTACATCTAATCAGTACGTAAACGGCAAGCTCTGGCTTTGCAACGGAAATGGAGCAGCGGCAGGGAAAAAAACCACTACAGGAACAACGCCGCTGGCGGTTACCGGAGACGACGTAGATGGACAGTGTCGCCTGGTATGCGAAGCTGATAATCCACTGGCGAGCTAAACAGTATGATAGTCTGTACCGCTGAGATTACACTATACGATCAAAACGAGACACCGTATGGATATCTGTCGTCGGAGTCGCATGATGTACCATGCGACCCTGACGGATCAAACGCCGATCTTACCGGTGCGACTTCAACCCTCCATATCCTCCTTGGTGATGACGAAATAACCACTGAGTACGCTCTCGTCTGTACGCCATCAGCAGGAATTTCTGGGATTAAAGACGGTTATACCTACACCGTCACAGGGATGACGGTACTTGCCGGATTCGTCGATTTCGTGGCTACGAAAGCTGGGGCTGCGACAATTCAGAAGCGGTTCTCCGTTGCGAAGCGACTAAAGGGAGATACTGGAGATCCCGGAGCCCCTGGAGTTGATGCGCCCCGCTGCCGGGGACTCTATCCTTACGGCACCGCGCCATCTTCGCCGGTCGCGGGGGATCTTGTCGTATGGTATTCGACCACAACTGAGGACTGTGGAATTTATCAATACGCAAACAATACATGGAGTAAACTTACCGCACCGACGCCGGATCAGGTGGGCCGCTGTTTCATACATATTTTATCGGCAGTTGTGGCTGCTGTTAGAACAGACAGCGCCGGAAATACTATAAGCGTTGCATACGGGGTGAGCGCTGATTATGCCCCGAATAGCGTAGCCTTCGAAATCCTTTTGGCGCGGTTTATTTTTGCCCAGGATATCACCGCCACCGGGAGCATAACAGGTCTTTTTATCAGAAGCACCGACAAGCGAATAAGCATAAGCGACGATGGAGACGGGGCCAACGAAAGCGACGGAATAAACGTAGGGACCCACGACCTCACAGGAACCCCCACAGGGCAAAAAATCCAGATTGCCCGAGGATATAGCCTATTTGGGAGTGAAATTCAGGTATTGAGATTTCTGCAAG